GATGTGTTATAAGTTTGACCATTACTTATACCTGTCTTAAACATTTCCGATTTATTCTGAATTGATGTTTTAGGTTTCTTGAACAGATATACATTCTCATATACTCCTAACTTATTTTTAAATACAATATTAACTGGCTCAAATTTATTTTCACATACTACTTTAAATGTTTTGCTATCAACTCTGGTAGTATCAATAGTATCTACTCTAACCTCATCGACATTTGCATTTGAAACGTCTATATTTAAGTAATATATTTGTTCAGACGATTGGTCTAAGTCAATATTAGTCGGTATTACTTGAATTGTATTTTGCAGCACATTGTCAAAATAGTATTTTATTTCTGTGATACCATTTACACTTATTGGAGATATTAACAAACCCTCATCATATATTTTCTTGCACTCACTCGAAACTAATATCAATCCATCCGTTGAAGGCTCAAAATTTACGTTATCCATGTACAATGTGTAACCCTCTACTGCATCAATAACATCGCTTGACGTTGTATCTACGTCTGCTCCTGTGTCATCAACTACGGTAACATCCCACTGCGCCCACACACTTTGGTTTTGTGTTGTTTGTGATGTTTGAAACAAACTAACTTCTTCATTTATAAAAAAGTCCCTTATCATTGGACTAATATCCTTTGATAAAATAGTAATGTCATCGGCTGGTCTTATCATTTCAAACTCATAGTTTGGGTCAGCTGGCTTGTCTGTAACCTTGTCGCCTGTCCAAACATATAAATCGATATTGACTTGCACTTCTCCACTTACTAAAGTCCGGCTATTTACGTAATATGGTGTCCTAACTTGTAGCATTGAATGTCTCGTTTAAAAATTTATCTATATCCATATTGAAAGCATCGAGTATTGGTTCAGGTAAATTTTGTGTTTGCCTTTCAAATGGCTTAATAAAAAATTGTTTCGGTTTGATACCACGTCGGAAGATATTGCGTGACACTATAAATCCAAATGCTTTGAAAGTCATAAATCTGCCTGTTTTGCTTGACCTCGGTTTTATTCCCTTTTGCTTTGCCCATTTTTCAAATACTTTTGCAGGTGGTTTCTTAGTCGTGTATTTAAAAGGTGTTTGATACTTAACTTCTTTTCCTGATACCCCTCTGTCTTGAAAGTCTGCGTATAACGGTCTTTCATAAATTAACTCAATACTATTTTTACTTTCTTTTGTGTAAAATTTTAAATCATTTCTTAAGCGCCCTGATGCCTTTAAATCTTTGCGTGTGATGTTTGCCCTTGCTTGTTTTTGCGTTTCTTTGGCAAACTTTCTAAATGCTATTTTGGTCTGGGTTAAGTCCATTACGATGTTGATTTTAAAACGTTTTTATTTTTTGATATTTCAAAATCATAATGATATTGCGTTTCTGAACCATAACTTAGTTGATATTGTATTTCTCCTTTGGTTATAAATAATGCTGTAACTATTCTTTCACATTGATCATTATCTGTTTTTAAAAAAACAATATCTCCTATATTATATTTATTTTCTAATAACATCATTACTCATTTACACAAACGTTAGTTAAATCGTCATCCACTTGTATATTAAACGTCATTCTAAAACCTCTAAAAGTTAGCATCTCATCGTTTATCTTTTCAAAAGTTGGCGTGCCTTGAATCCAGTATTTAGTATTACCTATTTTAAATTCCTTTATATTAGCGTGTAACTTTCTAAGACTTGCTAAGGTAGTATTGTAAACGTCAATTATATTAGTGCCTCCATTGTAGTCGTCTGAATTGGCTATATCGGTAACATCTACTTTGTCTAAGACCTCAATAACAACTTCGTATAAAATATGATTGTCTAAACTTTCAGTAGGGTTAATGTTTACCAATGCTAATCCTGTCTTACAATTATTAACTTCAAAATCATTAGTGATAACGTCGGTATTAATTATCTCTCTTATAAACGATTGTAACTCTAATCTTGACTTTATAAAATAATGTAGGTCGTAATACGTTGTCATTAATCTGTGTTTATGTCATTACTCATACTTAGAAACCACATCACTTTAGATATAGGCTCTTTTGTAACTCGTTCAATTTTAAAGTAGTCTCCACCAGCGACTGCATGGAATTTAAGACCCCATCCCCAATTCCTGTTGAGTCTGTTTGCTTTTGCAATACTTTCGGGTGTTTGCTTTTTGCTCGGACTCGTTGCTGGATAACGTTCAAAAAGCTCTGACGCAAATCGAAAAAAAAACCTTTCGCACTGAAAAACAATGCTAACGGCATTTGCTTTGCTTCATCTTCCATCTCCTTAGCACTTTTATAAGGCTCAATCTCATATTTCTTAGTCCAAAAACATAACCTTGAAAACGTGGTTAACTTTCGATACATGACAGCCGTAAACAAATGTATAGTGTCTTCATTTTGAACATAGTTAAAAGCATCGGCAAACGCTCCAGCGGTCATATTGTTTAAATCAGGCTCAAAACCATAACCTTTATATTTTAAATAGTGTTTAGGATCTTGCTCTAATACCTTTAAGACATGAATAGCTTGCTCATTTATTTGCTTAACAGACATATCAGCAGTCAATTCATAAGGTATGCTATAAAATACCGATATAATTTGCCTTGCGTCAGGGTCTTTTATTTTTAAATACTTTTGATATTGCTCTATAGTAATATCAAACAAACTATTTATTTGTTTTCTCTTCATACTACTTAAACAATAAAATACGTTTTTTGTTAAACGTTTGCGCTAAACTTTCGAGTTGGTTTTAATAAGGTTGTCATTTCATGGTATCTTACTGCGTCAATTCCATGATTAAAGTCATCAATAGGCACATTTAATGTTTCTCCTGTTTTTCGGTCTTTTTGCCAACTGTATTTTCTAAACTCTGATATTAAATTAATTGAGTGCGATGTAATTAAATAACTTTGCTCTTGCATTGTATTAATACCGAATCTAATACTATCAGAACCCTTTACAACTCCAATTGCATTAACACCATTTAGTCTTAACTCACGTATTGATTTTGGCTCTGCACTATCACAATACGCGGGTAATTTAGTTTTTATACGTTTTGCTATTTGCGCATTGGTAAGATTTTTTTCATAGCATATTTCATTTAAAATCCGCTTGTCATTGTATTTGTAAACCTCAACTATTGCGGTAGGGTCATTGGTATATCCAAAGTCAACGCCTAAACCTAATAGTTTTGCTTCTTCTGGTATGTCTTTTATTATTTCATAGTTGTTAAATATAACGCCTTCTAAGCTACCTATTTGACCAAATATATAAACCTTACACCAATTCGCCCAGTAACTATTTTTTATATTGTTATCCTTATATATTTCAGGATAGTCTAAGTCAGTATTATAAAATGCTTTAGATTTTTTTATTAAAAGGTCTTCTAAAGTTTCTTTTGGCAAGGCTTCGTTATCAGGATAGTTTATAAGTATAAATTCTGAATTAGGCTCATTTAAAACTTCTTTATGCACCCAAAATTCATTGTCAGGATTAAAATCAATCCACGTTTCTTTTGACCTTATCATTAAAGCATCTGCAATATTATAGGGTATATGGTTAGCTTCATTTAGAAATAATATATCGCGTTTACCTGATGCTTTTGCTTTTCCTACCGTATCATAAGACTTAAATTGGATACGGCTTTTATTAGTGAAAGTATAAGTCAAAGTTGATGCATTCCAACAACTATCAAACCATCTATTTGTAGTTTGCATTATTGTTTTAAATATATCTAATGCACCTTCTTTTACTGCTGGTAGTGTTTCAGCTACTACTGTACATTTTAATCTACTTGTTTTTATACAAGTGTCTATTAAAATTGGTACTATTGCATATGTTTTACCTGAGGAAGTACCACCTTGTACTACTTTTTTACGAGCTTTTAAATTTCTTAATTTATTTATTGCTGTGGTTCGGACAAACATTAATCGGGAAATAATGGCTGTTCTTTTATAGTAGTTTCAGTCTTATCTGTAAGGCTATTTAAACGCTGTGTGATGCTTGGATTGTAAAAACCTAACATACCACCTACAATTTGATTTTCTCTAATTTCACGCTTTATACGCGTACAGATAGTAACAAAGTCATCGTAGTATCCTTGTTTATTGTCGAAATATTGATTAACGCAACCATAATTATTATAACAAAATCTTTCAAACCCTTCCATTGTATAAGGCACTTTTTGAGGTGTTTCTTTTTTATCACCATTACGCCCTACATAGTCAACTTTTAACCATTCTTTTGATTGCTCTGCAACGTCATCTTTATATTCGTTC